CAACCTTAATTGCCCTGGGCTTAACGGTGGAAACATTGGAAACAATCCAACCTGGACCACACCCACACCCACACCCACTCCTACGCCCACACCCACACCGACGCCAACACCCACCCCGACGCCCACACCGACACCCACCCCCACACCCACACCCACACCCACACCCACACCGACACCCACCCCCACACCCACACCCACACCCACACCCACACCCACACCCACACCCACAAATTTATACAACCAAACAGATTAACCGGAGATTGGATAGGTTCTGTGTCTGGACATTATGTATTCGTCTGAATGATTTTAAAATCATATTGAAATGAATTTAAAATCATGTGCATGTATAATACAATCGCACCCATAAAATGCAACCACAACAGTCAATCCAATCCAACCAAGCCAATACGCTGGTCATTGAGGCATGGATTCACCCTCACGCTCTCACGCCCAGCCTGATTGTGCACAATCTGGAGATGCAAGGCATCCAAATACAATCGTGTTATAAAGGCATGACGATCACGATTGACCGCGGGCACTACGACTGCGCCGGCACCAATTACGCGGTGATTGGCGTGCGAACCACGAGCCCCATCCGTTACAACCCACGGCCACCGTCAAATCCACAGTCGTTTTATTGCTCCTTCTTTTCTCAGAAGGCGACGAGAGACATGGACACAAACGCGTTGCATCCTCACTGGCTCGGCAACTGCTGCGGGTTCATAGGTGCTGATTTTGAAACCCACGTTTCGCAGTGCTCGCACCGGCACGAGTCCGGGCACGCGAAGACGTGGAGAAAAGCCAACAAAGACGAAGTAAGCGAAGGCGAAGGCGAGTTGAGCGAAGGCGAAGCCCAAGACCAGGAAGACGCGGTGTCGGTGGATCCCTTCCCCCCAGCCAACACCAATCCCAACCCCAACCCCAACCCCAAACCCAAATCACTCAACCCGAAGGACAACCTGAGAATCATTCAGCTGCAGAAGAAGAACTTCTTGTTGCGGACGGAGCTGGATGCCCTGAAGGCGAACCTAGAAGCCATGAAGGCAGATATATGCACCATAAAAACGCAATTCGGATCAATAACGAATCTGGTGAACGAGCAGGAGGGGTGGATCAAGCGCGCCAACCAGTGCATGCAGGACTGGACCAACAAGGGGGTCATAGATCGCGTGTGGATATTGGAAACGCAGCACGCTTACCTTCGGTCCGAGCATTTGAAGCACAAGGAGCAGCAACAACAACAGCAGCAACAACAAAGGCTTCAATCACAACAACAGCCACAACAGCCACAACAGCCACAACAACAGCCACAACCGAACAAATGCTGCAAATCGCTGCGCAAAAAACTCAAAAAACAGCACGCACGACACGAGACCGTGTGTTCTGAAATGTTGGAGAGGCTGACCCGGTTGGAAGCAAACGAAGCAAACCGGAATGTTGTCGTGAATGAATCGTGTAATAAGTGCAACGATGACGACATCAAGTGTAATAAGTGGAACGACGACGAAAACAAAGAAAATTACAACCCATTTGCCTTCAGCGCAATATACGATCATTATGATCAGAGTCACTATTTAAACAACACCTTCAATGATGACGAATGTCCCGCCCTGGACCTCATCGTAAACCATTATGCGACTGTCGATGTGCCCGTTGCTGTCGTTGCTTCCAATCCGGACAATGATAGCGACGATGATGCCTACGACGACGACATGTTTGAACTGATTCAAATTGATTTGCCATTACCGAAATAGGTTTTTAAAAAGGAGTCGGGAATGAATGCGTCTAAATGGGTCTGAACCTGGATCGGCCGCGTTGAGGGTTGGTTGGTCACATTCGCGTACACAATCCCCGTGCGTTTGTCGGTGTAATTATCTGCATTTTTATTTGCGTTGTTATCTGCGTTTTTGGTCATTTATAAATCCTATATATAATGACTGCAAATATGTTATTTATGCGCTAAATTACATATTAATTTTGAAGCATTTTATGGGTTGTCAGGTTGCGGTAGCTGCTGTGGTGGCTGTGGCAGTAGATCTGATGGCGGTTGACCAACATTATCTTGTGATGGTTTTGGTATTTCTCCGCCTCCTCTTTTGTAATGCCGTTTCTTGTGAGACCGTCGTTTCTTGTGAGACCGTCGTTTCTTGTGAGAACGCCGTTTCTTGCGAGAGCCGCCGTGAAAACCAATTTGGCCAAACAAATTCATATTGTCAATGTGGCTTTTTGTGTAACTCTGATTGGTCTCATCCAATGGTTTTTGATTCCTTTTTAAAATATCATTCATTTGTTCCATTGTATCCTCATTGTTTGCATTTTGCTGCACCCATTTTTGGAATCGTTTGTCTGCGCCGGGGTAAACGTCTGCAATTGCATCAAATTCACGATCCCGCATTTGTTTAGAAATTCTGGCTTCATGTCCAGTTTTCAAATTACGAATTGACATTTTGGGCTTGTGTTAAATAATTGGAGTGATATATAATATATGGCGACAATTAAATTTTATAAATAATAGAACATTGTTTCAAAAATTGATTGCTATAAAAAATGAACCAGAATCACGGCATCATCATCCGCATGGATCATTTGTCATTGCTCAATCCGCACCCGCGTGATGCGCGCATCAGTTTTGAACCCGTGGAGCACAAGTACACGATTGACGCCGACCCCAGCAAGCCCTACACTTCAGTCACCACGTGGGTGCACAGCCACTTCCGCGAGTTTGACACAGACGGCATCATTAAACGCATGATGGCCTCGCGCAATTGGAAGCAGAGTCCGTATTACGGCATGACCGCCGATGCAATCAAGGCGGCCTGGGACACGAACCGCGATGCCGCCGCCGCCGCAGGCACGGCCATGCACTATAACATTGAGTGCCATTACAACGGCCTTCCCATACCGCCGGATGACACCGAAGCCCCTGAATTCCGCTACTTCATGCAGTTCTACCGGGACCATGCGCTAAAACTCAGACCGTATCGCACGGAATGGACCGTGTTTGACGAAGCCGTGCGCATCTCGGGCTCCATTGACATGGTGTTTGAAAATCTGGATCCCGCGACCGGAGAACCCGACGGCACGCTCAGCATTTACGACTGGAAGCGCTGCAAGGAAATCAAGAAGGTGCCGTTTGGCGCGAAAGACTACTCGCACACCAACACAATCGCGCACATTCCGGACACGAACTACTGGCACTACTGCCTGCAGCTGAACACGTACAAGGCCATTTTGGAGCGGAACTACGGCAAGCGCGTGACTGACCTATTCCTGGTGTGCCTGCATCCCGACAACAAGAACGGGTCCTACCAGTGCATCCGGGTGGTGGACATGCAGGACGACATTGCGGCCCTGTTTAAGGAGAGACTGGACGCTTTTTCCCCCTTCAACAAATGTAACAACAGGCGCAAAGGCAGAACCCAAACCAAAGGCAAAGGCCAAACCAAAGGCAGAACCCAAACCAAAGGCAGAACCCAAACCAAAGGCAGTAAAAGCCAAAACCGATGAAAATGCGTAATAAAAATGAATTAAAGATTGATGCATAAACTAATAATAATCATAAAACAATCAATAGTCAATGATTAACCCAATGAATTTTTTAATGAACCGGTTTGGACTCACCCGAACGACGATTGTGGTTGCCGGAACCGTTGTTGCAACTGCATTGTACACGATATACAAGGCCCGCAAAGGCCGCAAGGCGCTCAAACCGCCGCACGTGGAACCAGAACCAGAACCAGAACCCCCGTTTGAAACCAAGTATTACAAAGAGTACGACGAGCTGGAAGATGACCCCCATACACCGGTTCCGTCGTTGAATAACCACGTGCGCGAAACCACGCCGCAAGGCGACGTCATCATGACGTACGATGCCGAACGAGTCGTGTTCTGCTATTACTGCGACAAGCGCTCGGTGCAGTTCAAATATTTGGAATCCGTGGCCCGAAAATACGTGATCACGCACGGCTGCAAGCGGATCTACATTGATTTCCGCGAAGAGTTGTCAAAGGCAAATATCAAGGCAGAAGCTGCAGCCGCGGTCGCGGCCAAAGCCATAGCCACGGCCAAACCCGCGATCAAGCCAACCTCCGTGTTTGCGCAGTTGAAAAAATACTCTATGATGACCACCACCAAGAACACCCCCAAGAACAACAACCACAACAACAACAACACCAATGCAAATCTCAAACATCCCATCATTAATAGCAATAACAAACACCTCGGCTCCAACAACAACAACAACAACAACAACAACAACAACAACAACAACAACAACGAGGAACGGGCCTGTGTGTTAAAAGAACAGGTGACGCGCTATTTGTATTGCGGGAGACTGGATGATTTCATTGCCGTGAGCGAAGGCAGCCATGCAACCGAAACGCATGATTTCAATATCATTAAGCCGATTGATTATGCCAGCTATAAAAAAATGAGCGATGCATGATGTGATCGTATTTTTCCATTTTTTTTATCATTAATATATATCCAATATTAATCATATATTAGATATTAGTCACACAATTATTAGTATGAACATGAACCCTAAAAGCAGGACCGCCATCAATTCCAATCGCACTCGTAGAAGGACCCCTCTTATTACCAAACCCAATATTCCACCTGCTTCCAAATCCAATGTTCTAAACAACAATAATATTCCTATTAAAATGGCTGAACCAGCTGTTACTGTGCCTGCTGTCAATATGACTGAACCAGCGACTACTGCTCCTGCTATCAAACCATCTGAACCAGCGACTACTGCTCCAGCTATAAAACTATCTGAACCAGCGAGTACTGAACCAGCTGTTACTGCGCCTATTACTGAACCAGCTATCAAACCATCTGTGCCTGCTATCAAACCATCTGAACCAGCGAGTACTGAACCAGCTACTACTGAACCAGCTATCAAAACATCTGTGCCTATTACTGAACCAGCTATTACTCTGCCTATTACTGAACCAGCTGTTACTGCGCCTATTACTGAACCAGCTGTTACTGAACCAGCTATAAAACTATCTGAACCAGCTGTTACTGCGCCTATTACTGAACCAGATGCCAGTATTCTGCCCGAGCAATCCCCTGCTTCCAGTGAATCCTCTGATTCCAATCCAACTATTGCAACTACTAGCCCCATTACAAACAACACCTCAAACAACGCAAACAATGTAACCGCAAACAATGTAACCGCAAACAATGTAACCGCAAACAATGCAAACAATGCAAACAATGTAACCGCAAACAATGCAAATTGCATGATATACCCATCTTTGTTTAGCAGCGCAGATTCGGCCTGTTACGTGCCCGAACCAATGCCAGAATTTAAAAAAATTGTGGAGGCCGCAATATATGACCCGATTTCTAACACAGGAGCAGCACTTGTGCAAGACTTGTTATATGCCACGGGAAACGCGGCGCTCATTGAAGCCGCCAAAGCCCGGGCGCTGACACCGGAACAACTTGCGCTGCTGAACAACGTGAGCGGCGATCCACAAGTGGCGGCCGAATTGGAAAAGTTTCAGGACAAATTGTCAACTGCGGTGGCACAAGGCATTCAACAAGCAAGCGACACCGCTTTAAAACCCGCGCAGGAAGCCGTGGGAAAATTGGTGAATGGAACGATTAACACCGTGCTGGATGATTTGAAGGACATCCCGCCAATCGGTTTGATAAGCAGTGGACTGACCGCTGTTCAAACGGGAGTGGATGCAGTGGAAAATGCAACCGACATTGCGGATAAATTGAAACAGGCTGCGGCTCCAGTCACCCAAGCGATGGCTGAAGTGGGGGATCTTACGGCCGCAATTAATAATGCGGCATCAAGCGCAGAGTCAAGCGCTGAAGGCGTGGCAACAAGCGCTGAAGAAGGCGCGGCAACAAGCGTGGCAACAAGCGCTGAGTCAAGCGCTGAGTCAAGCGCAGAAGGCGCAAAAACAAGTGCTGAAGAAGGCGCCGAAGTGGCTTTGCCTGCTCCTCAATTTACCAACGGTAACAACACCAACAACACCGACAAAGGTCCTTTTGCAACACCCAAGCCGACAAAGCAAGAAGAAATAGAAGAAAATAATCAGTTGGGCGGAGGAGGCTCTCGCAAGCGCCGCCACATTCACAAGTTGTCCCGTCGCATTGAACGCACGCTGCGCCGTGTTCAGAAAAAATACGGATTGAAAGACAAAAATGACTTTTTGCGGCGCACCCTTAGACGCGCCAAGGGTCGCAAGGGTTTATAAAACATTAGGTTTTCCGGGTTGATGACCAGCGAATGAATCCGTTGCTGCGCGCCAAATCAAATGATGAGCCCAGGTGCTCGCGCGCAATGTCGCATGTGTGCTGTTCAAACGGTGTCAGTTGCTGGTAATACGCTTTAAGCAATTCATTTGTATCCATTGTTTCGTCTGCTTGTATTGATTTAAACGCCATAAATTTAAATCAATTTTTCGGGTTTTCACTTAAATATAAAAGGATCCATTGCATTAAAATGCTGCGCCAAATTGCTGCCGCTTCAAAATTGAATGCGGTCCCCATGCCGTGGGACGACTACTTCATGTCCATCGCCTTCCTGGCCGCCATGCGCAGCCCGTGCACGCGCCTGCGCGTGGGCTCCGTCGTCGTGAAGGATCATCGCATCATCGCCATGGGCTACAACGGCTACATCGCTGGCGCCCCGCACGTCAGTCGCCTGCGCGACAACCACGAGCAGGCCATCATCCACAGCGAAATCAACGCGGTCAGCGACTGCGCGCGCCGCGGCGCCAGCCTCCAAGACGCCGCCATTTACGTCACGCACTACCCCTGCATCAACTGCTTCCGGTCGCTGGCGGCGTGCGGCATCCGCCGCATTCACTACTACAATGACTACATCAATGACCCGCTTGTAGCAGTCTTAGCTCAAGACGCCGGCATCGTCATTCATCAGCATCAGGCGCCGCATCAGGATCAGCAACCGGATCAGTGATCTGAATCACTTCGTGCGACGGCAGCGCATGCCGGCACACGGGGCACTCCGCGCTCTCGGTTTCCAGCCACGTTTGAATGGCGTCCTTGAAAAATGCGTGCCTGCACGGAAGAACGAGCACGGCATCGCCCTCCGCGAACTCGGCCTGCGTGATGGGGCAGCACTTGTTAGTGGCATCGCCACCACTATGACATGCTAGCAGCAGTTCCCGCATGGCTTCGGGCGTAATCACGGTGCGCACGGGCGCACGGTCGTAGAGCGAGGCTTCCATGACATTTGCAACATGCTGAGCCCGATGATTGGCGCGGTTAGCATTTGAATCATTTTCCCGTAATTGAATCCGAGTTCCAGTGCGGTGGCAGTGCGCCAATAGAGCCAAGCAATTCATTATATTGGTATTGTATTGTATTGTATTTTGTTTTTTTTAACACTTGCACTCCTTAATGTTTTAAATGACGCATTTTCAAATGTCATCCACATTAATGTGATCCACTTTGAGTTTGGGCACGGCAACAGGTTTAGGCGCATTAAGCGCGGCAACAGGTTTAGGCGCGGCAACAGGTTTAGGTGCTTCTTCCAATGATTCATCGGATTCATCCGAATCCGAATCCGAATCCGATGACGGCATATCATAAACCCGCTGATGTAAATCATCTTCTTCGTCGTCGTCATCTTGATCATTGCCCTTGTCTTTGACCAGTTTGCTGTACTTCATCGTGGTGCTGTCGGCAAATTGCACTAAGCTACCGCCATTATTAGTTCCATTGTTGCTTCCATTGTTGGTGCCGATGCCTTCATTGGCGGCAGCAACGCCCTTGAAGCACGGCTCATTCTTCAGCAAGCGGTCGCGCTCGCCGTCGTTGTAAACTTCCAGCAGGTCGCACGTGTCCTGCTTGCTGGACCACTCGCGCAAGCCCACTAAAACCCAGGAGCCCGAGTCCAGAATGTTGTCGCGCTTGCCGCGCCCCTTGAACTTGTTGCGAATGATGCACAGCTTGTCCGCCCCGGCTCCGCCTCCACTTAAGAGGCGCACGTAGCACATGCCGTTGCCCAGCATTTTGGAAACCACTGCATACTTCTCTGCTTCGTCGGTCGCCACGCGCAGCTGCTTGGACCCGCCGCATTTAGCGGCGTTCACGTGCTTGCGCGCCAGCCCTTTGCCCTTGTTTCCTCCCGTGTCGTTTTTGACCATTGAACCGAATGGATGAATGTAATGGATGAATGAATGAAGAAGGAGGTGGTAGAGTTATAAAAACATGCTGGCCACTTTTTAAATGGGTTTTAAATATATTTTCTCTCGTTCAGGTATAACGCAATCACAACAATTAAGATGGCAAAAACTGCATGGATGGTCCATTTGGACACGTTTAGAAAGGCACACCCTGGCATGGACCCCAAAAAAGTTTTTGGCGAGGCAGCAAAAACATACAAGAAGAAGCAGAGCGGCGGCACCCTTCCCCAACTGAACCCGGAACCCATCTCTGGAATCAAAGGAGACAGCGGAACCGGCGTTCAGATGACCGCCCGTCTTTATAGCGGTGGATCCAAGCGTCGCGGTTCCAAGCGTCGTGGTTCCAAGCGTGGTTCCAAGCGTGGTTCCAAGCGTCGCGGAACCAAGCGTCGCCACTAACTAAAGCAAGTCGCGCTTAAAATGATTTTCATTTAATAAAAATCATTTGCATGCAAAATCCGGTAATAAATCAAGGGTGTGAATCCCGGGATAACACAACCGTGGTTTGGGCAAAAAAATCGGTATTGAAGTTTTGCACAAGGCTGTCGTACGTCTCAACCGTTTCGTTCATGTAAAACAGGTCGGTGAAGGCGCTCTTGGTGTCGCCCACCGTTTTGCGCCGCGCGGGATCGGGATGCACGTTCATTAGCAGTAGCTGCACGTACTGAATGATCAAATGGTTGTTCGCGAAGCCCGTTTCGGAAATGAATCCTAAAATTTGAAGATACGCAACGCTGAGAGAGTAGTTGTCCCATGTGGGCCATCCTTTTAGCAGCGCCCTGCACGCTATGCCGCGCTCCACTCCGATCCACGTGTCGCATTGCTCAATGCACGCCTTCAGATACCGCGCGCGAAACCCCTTGGAAAAAATGCGAAGGGCGGCGTTGGCGTTCACAAAGGTTTCGCATATGGACGTCACGTCATCGCGGGACAGTGGCCGAGACGCGTTCTGCAAGAAATTAATGACGTGCGATTCCAGCGGCCACACGTAATACTCGGGCGAGTACTTGTAAAAATAGGTGGCCCAAAAACGGTCGCCCTCACTCAACCGTTTGATGGGGATGGACAGCCCGAAATCAATGATGATGGGCGTGTCCGTCTTCAAATTCATCAGGATGTTCTGCATTTTGAGGTCGTAGTGCACCACTTCGTGCTCCACCAACCGTTCAATGGATTCAATTAAATAGGAGTAGGTGTCAAAAATACAGGAAATGATTTTCTTTTTGTTGTCCCCCATATTGCCAATGTATTCATAAAAATACAGGCTGTCAATGTAGGGCATTTTCATGAGCATGAATTTCTCTTTCTTTTTCTCTTTGCCCTTCTCTTTGCCGTTCTTTGGATTTGGAACAATGTCGCACTTGGTCAACGCGTGCGGGTTATTGCGGTTCACTTTCTCTAAATTCACGATGCAGGTGTCAATGACCGGCACGAAATTCACTCCGTAATTCACAATCCCCTTCACAATGTCGCCCACGGCCACTTCATTCTCAGCCACTTCGTCTTGCACGACCAGTTTGGTGGCGTAGCGCCGGTCATCCATGGTTTTGCCGCTGCATTCTATGCCCGGATGATACAAGCACCCGTATGCGCCTTGGTTTACCAATTCGGTCATCAAAACAAACTCTTGCAACCTCGCTAAAAATAAACAATCAGGGCAGTATTGTATTATAATTGCATTATTATTTTGAAACGGCAACTAACAACTAACTGCCGGGTTTGGTCATCATGAAGTAGCGATTCTTGTACGTTTTTTTGAGTTTGTCATGCACGGCTTCGCCTGTGGGCATGATTTCAGACAGTCGCGTGACTTCGCGGCTGTAATAATCAATATTCAATTTGCAAAACTCGGCAAACCCGATAGCGGGCGTGTAAGCATGTGCATCGCGTCGCAGCCCGCAATCAATGTGGTCGTCCATTGCATCCAACAGCTGGTGGTTCAACAGAACGTAGGCACGACCGAGCCTTTGTGAGGGAGGGGTGTGGGGCGCCAAGGCACGTCTCGTGCCGAGCCGTTGTGTGCTTGGCACCGTAGGTTCCCTAGTCCGGAAGTAGTAGCGCCCGCTCTTGAACAGCTTGTCCGCAACGTCGCCCTTGTAACCGAGAGCGCTTAGTCGCGCGACTTCATTCTTGAACAGTGCGGCAATTTCGTCGTGCGCCAGCCACGCCGCCCACGCCTCCTTGTACGTCTTGCGATCGTCGTATCGGTGCAGATTGGCAAATGCCGTCACGTGCTCAATGAGCGCGCCGGAAAATTCAAAGCGCAGAACCCGACCCCCAACACGAGGGGTGTTATTCATATTCAGGTCGTCATTCACGGCAGTCATGATGATGGTGTATTTGGATGTGGGTAATGTGAGATCAATTTAGGAATCAATTTAGGATTCAATTTTTTATTTTTATGCGCACACATGCACACATAAAAATGAATGAAATGTGCTAAGCGCAACCCTCATCCAGAGGATGAGCTGTAAATGCACTCAAACATGAGCGCAAACGACCAGTCCATGTTGTTCAGATCCAGCACGCGCCCGAACTCGTCCACCAGCGTGATGCGTATGCGCTGAATGTCCACCGGACCGAAGTATTCGCGGCTGTAAGTGAGCGACGTGCTCAGCGACTCTCCGGAAATCACATTGAACGCGCCGGTTGACCCAATCTGCTGCTTGATGTTCAGCCGCGCGATGATGTTGGGCGCAATGGTGGACGACCCGAACGCCGACGCGTAGTAGTTGTTCACGTTGTTGTTGTAGTCGTCAATGCACAGGAACACGTAATTCGGGCCGGTGATCAGGCAGATGCCCTCCGACACCGCCGCTTGCGGCACAGAATTTCCACTCGGATCCAGTCCCCCGTTCATCTCGTACATTGCCGTGCGAAACCCCAGCTGCCAGCCCAAAAAGTAGGGCAGCGGCCGCGTGTCGTTTTGAAAAGACGAACTGAAATCGGTGATGCCCCCGGTTGCGGAATTCGCGTTTCGGTCTATGTTGGCTTTGACATTGAACACGATGCGCATTGCACCTGTGTATGGCACCCGAGTATAAGGTGGTGTATCACCTTCGTGTGGCAGAGGTTGTCCCTCGGCATCAACCGCCGAATTGCACGCAAAGATGCTGCGCCCGCTGGTTCTGTCCACTGAAAATGCCAGTCCGGTTTCCTTCACCAAGTCGGTCCCCATCAGAATGCCGTTAATGGCGGTCTCAATCGCCGTGCCGTTCCCGTTTTGAAACGACGCGTTGTAGTTGCCGTCTGGAATGAGCAGGGTGTACTGCTTAGTAAAATTAAACACTGAGGATGTTAGAATATCGGTGGGGGCCCCGCCAACTGGTGATTCTCCCCACTGAAACACAATGCAATTGTTCTCGTACTGCTGGCTGATGGCATAGTATGTGAGCGGCAGCTCGTACGTGGCCACGCTCATGCTGGTCACATTTTCAAACTTGTACGGAATGTTGAACACGAAGTCCGTGCTTCGGGTGGTGTAGTAGTTGCTTCTGAAGCGCGTGTCCACATTCAGCGCGCGCTTAATGGTGCTCATGGCGATGGGGTTCACAATGCCGGGGGGCGCCCCCGTCAGCACCGACTTCCCATTTTTAAAATCGCCAGCAATCCCCACTTGGACCGAAGGCCGGGTGATTATAAAGTTGTCACCATACTGTTCCACCTCATTTTTAAGTTGCATGAATTTGGTGGGTGCTGGGGCAGGGGCAGTAGAGGAAGCAGAGGAAGCAGAGGAAGCATGGGCAGCAGAGGAAGCAGAGGAAGCATGGGCAGCAGCACCGCCCTTCGCATTTTTAAACAGTTCCGTGGTTGTCTGGCGTGACTGAGACAGCCGATTCACCGCCTTATTCAAAAAATCGTGGATTTTTCCTTTTGTCACGGGTCCCAACTTGGGATCCCCCTGTATTTTTTGTTTCAGCGCGGCACAGGTGTGATTCACTGACTCGGCGTCTTCATTCGTGGTCAATCCAAAAAAGTTCAGCAACTCTTGCAACGAATAATTGTGCACGTTCAAATCAAACAGCTGCGACATAATATGACAATAAATAACAACAAACAACAAACAACAGTCCAGTGTATATAAAATTGCATTTATTTTTTATATACTATTTTTAACAATTCATGGATTTATCTAATTGCAGGAACGGCACCCCCCGGACGTTTTGACATTGATCAATCGGTTTATGCTAAAACGGTTGGACCGGGTGACTGGCACAGGAGCCCGTGAAACGGGAGCGCGCGCAACCGTAGGTGCAGGAGATGCATAAATGAGAGGCTTGCGAATAAATGCAAACGTAAAATTGGTATTCATTGTTGGTTAGTATACTATACAACAATAAAAAAATATGGCGGGTGCAACCCCCCTAAACGGAGTTCAAGCACATGGTGTACATCAGACGGTTGGTGAAATAGCCGATGGCATTTATGATGAGCATCGTCCAAAACCCGGAATTGGTGATGGCATAAAGTTTGCCCCCAGACGCCACGATCTTATAGAGCGCTAAAAACAGTTGCCCAACCACTGACAGCGCCGAAATCACCATGAGCCAGTAAAACCAGGAGCAGTACTGGCGGTTGGTGAAAGGCGCAAACCAGCCGCCCATGGAAGAATTGTTGAGTTGCACAACTGCGGAGTTCATTATATAAATAAATGCTTGTTATAAAATGAGCGCAGAAAATAAAGTGCATTCGCCGAAATTTTTAAATTTGATTCGGGACGGGACACATGCACCGGTCATCGCGGTGGCTATATGCGATGCCGTACTTCTTTGTTTTATTGCCTTCCACGGGAGCAACGGTTTGGGTCTGCGTGCGATAAGGACCCCGTCCCTTAATGCGCGCCAAATACCGCGCATACGACCCGTGCTTAATGTCCACCCCCTCGCCCGCGGCTGAGCACGACCCCGGACGCATGCGCGTTATTGAAGTTTTCGTGGAACTGGCGTTGTAGCTGGGCACGTTGCGCATCACTTTCCCCGGTTCTGCGCGGTCGCTGCCCTGGTTCCAGTTCACATACCCGTATTTGGCGATGGGCGCCACATAAACATTCAACCCCGCCAAGTTCTCTAAATATTCGGACTGCGACACGCGCACCGTGTTTTGAATGCGGCGCTGCGTGGCATCGGCCGTGGGTCCATCCATGCACCCGTTGCACCGGTTGCACCCGTAGCACCGGCTGGAATACACGAACCACAGGGGCTCGTTGCCGGATGCATCGCACTGGTTGCAGTAATACGTGTCGGGCGTGTATTCGGAATTCAACGGAACGCCCGTGCCTATGGGCACATCTCTTGAATGGCGGTCAACATGCGCATCATAATCAAATTGGCTGTCATAATGGTGGTAATATTGATCCATTTTTAACTTAATAACTTACTATATTATTATTATTAATTATTATAAATCCATAAATCCAAAAAAATTGAACAAATTCCCATTTGGATTTAAACCAACCACAACTCCTTAGCCATGAACATGGAACCCAATTCCGATCCGAATCCCGAACCCAGTCCCGAACTCAATGCAATCACAATGACCATAACGAATCAAGTCCCTGGATACTATAAATGCGGCCACTGCGCCCTCCACTTCAAAACCCGAGCCCGCTTCCGAGCCCACGAAGCAACCTGCCTGTCGTTGAAACAGATTCGGGCCCGCGCCACCTTTGCACCAGAGTCCGATGCATCCACATCATCTATGACCATGAACGACCTGTTTGCGCTCGTGCAGCAGCTGACCGTGCGGCTGGAAACCGCCGAGCACGAAATCATCCACTTGAAGAAGCAGCAGCAGCAGCAGCAACGACAGCAGCAACGGCATCAGACCCAAATTCATCGCGACAACCTGTTGCAGTGGCTAAATGATCCAGCGCTTAAAGCGCTCACGACAACATTTTCGGACTGGTTGCCCGCCATGCCCCCCATCACTCGCGAGCACCTGGCGCTCGTGTTCCAGCACGGCTTCATGGACGGCATGTGCGCCATCATTGCATCCATCATCTCCCCCCCGTCTGGTCCATCTTATCCACTTTCCGCCTACGACGAGGCCCCGGGCACGCTGTTCGTCTACGAACAACAAAATGAATGCATGGGCGCACCCAAACAGGCCATTTGTGCATGGCGTCCCATGACGCACGCCGAATTTGAGCGGTTCATTAACCGCATGCAGAAGCTGTTAATGAACGAGTTTGTGCGCTGGCAGCAGGATCACACGGCACAGTTGCATGAACCCGAATTCGCAGAGAAGTATGACGCCAACCTGTTGAAGGTAACCGGCAGCGGCAAAGCCAAGAGCGGCGGCTGTTCCAATCGCGACATGCTCATGACCCGCATGAGGCCGAAGGTCTACGCGGCAATCAAGCGCACGGCGAATGCCACGAGCGAATAATTAAATTCATTACACATCATCGCACATCACATCATCGCACATCACATCATCGCACATCATCACATCATCACAGATCTATCATCATTTCAATTTATTTTTTAACCAGTCGCTCAACAGTTTGAAGCCTTCGCGATGAACGCGCACATGTGTGGGCACGGGCGTGGCCCCGTCGTCGCTTTCCCCGTACTTCCCGCTCCACGAGTTCCACAGAAAGAACGCCCCAATCAGCATGAAATACACCCCCGAAATGCACTCCAGCGTGGAGTTCTTTGCCTCGCTGGTGACATACGCGCCGCCCCACGCCGCGAAAAAATACGTCACCATGAGTATCACGGCGGTCGTCACTTGAACCTGGTGCCGCTTCCAGTACGTCACAATCGCCATGAACGACAGCGGCGGAAGAATGGTGAGCAGCACGGTTCCCGCCGCCGTTTTGAAGTTGGACGCGATGCCCAGCACCAGCAGCCCGGGCACCATGACTTCCGCGCCCGATTGTCCCAGCGCCCCGCCCGCCAGACCCCCCACAATTCCCAGACACACGGTTGCCAACGTGGAGTTCATGATAAATAAATGAATATACCATATGCATTTATTTTTACATTTACATTTGATCCCATTTCTCTCCTTTTCCCCTTTACACCCTTTGAACCAGCATGGTTGTAAGGTAAAACAATGTGCCGCCCCACACCGTGTCCGTTACTGCCGTGAAGAGCTGCCATTTGGACAGCAGCGCCAGATTGGTGAACTCGTACACGCCATAAACCACCAGGCCCAGCAGGAACGCGTCCTGCGCCGACCGCCCCGGCCGAATGATGAAGTAGTTCAGCCCGAAAATCAGGAACACGTAGGTGACAACCGCACCGAACATGTTGATCACCATGGGCGAGCCCTGCACCGCCACAATCTGGCGCGTAAAGTGGCCCTTAATCATGCTCAAATATGCGAAGTCAATGGCCACCAGCGCCAACGCCGAGGCCAGCATCTTATATTGTTGCTGCATTAATTCAAATCAACGGGATGAACAAGAGAGAAATAATGCAATGAATGAATATGTTTTGTGTTGTGGGTTTTATGTATGCAATATGCGCACATAAAAATATATTTCAAAAATGCATTTAAAGCATGCGCGCCATATTCGTTTACCTGCAATAAAGCAACCCCAACAACACGCCAACACAATGACAACCACAACTCCATCAACCCGGCTTTACGACCAAGCCTGCATCGCACAGAGCATCGCACAAAAGCGTTTTAAAACCGCCAAACTCAGTGCACCAGACGAGCTCCACTCGTTAAATGACAACACCAACTGGGACGCCCTGACTCGCAAGGAGTTCCGCGAGATCATGATCCGCATGGAATCAATTACCGAACAGTTTTACAACGACTTCGGAGATTTAACTACCGGTCGTTGCAATTATCCCAGTCGCAGTTCTACCATCAAGGCGTTCTGGGCCGACGAGTGGGGATGCGAATACCTGCCCGAGTCCGGACGGTGGATTGACCTGGCTACCAACACAGTAATTAAAAGCGAGACGGAGAAGAAGGCGGAGCGCGATGCCAAGAAGGCATTAAAGGCATTGACGAAGGCATCAAAGAAGGAGGCAAAGAAGCACCAGTACAATGACGAGGAGGAGGAGGAGGCGTATGAGAAGGCTTATGCAGTAGCGCAGTCGGCACAGTTACTGTCGGCACAATCACACTCGGAAAAGGCACAATCAGAAGCGCAAACACAAAAGGCACAAAAATCGTTGGAAGACCAAGTGAAGCAGCAGCAGCAAGCCTACGACGCTTGGTTTGACGCAGAGGAGGAGGCGTATGCGGAGGCGTATGCCCAAGCGAGATTGCAAGAAGAGCAACAGCAACAGCAACAAAAAGCACAAAAAGAGGCGCAAGCCTATCTGGACTCGTTCAATTACACTTCTGAGGAGGAACAAAATGAGCCTGTAACCACTCGTATCTGCTGCCAGGCGGTGCTTTACATTGAGGAGCTCACCGAGACCAAGGGCGATCCCGATTGGCGCGCTTACATTTACTACGACGCGCGCATCCGCCGCTACGTGCTCAAAGGCACCCGCCGCTCGCTGCGCGCCACCAGCAAGAAGACCGTGTTTCCCGAGATCAAGCTCTGCTTCAGTTCGTCCAGAGAGCTGGCCCGCTACCTGTGTTCCTCAACCGACTCGCTTTTGAACGTCAGCATGTTGGCCATGGCCAGTGCAACCGTGAAGGACGCCACTTTTGCCGAGCTCTACGCGCTTCCCGCCCGCGGCTGCAAGACGGAGCTGTTTGGCTACGATGAAACCCGTCCCCGCTTTTCCACCTTTGTCAACTACTTGTGCATGGTGCGCGACATTGATGCCACGCATTCCACGTTCGCCTCGTTTTAACAACACCTAAAAATGTAAAACATGAAACATGAAACATGAAACATGAAACATATCATTTTGTCATATAAATTACATGTGGTTATATACATATATATAATATACAATGGTTAACCCATGTCCGGATGGACAAGTTCTGGATAAACTGACTAAGGAGTGTCGCCCCCCTTTAAAACGCGGAAGAAAATCGGGCAGATTTAGTGCAACTACAACTGTAAAAGCAAAAACAACGGCAACTGTAAAAGCAAAACCAATGGCAAAAACAAGAGCAAAAAAACCATGTCCGGATGGACAAGTTCTTGACAAAGTCACGAAGGAATGTCGCCCCCCTTTGAAGCGCGGAAGAACTGCCAAAAAAAGCCCCAGTAAAAGCCCCAAAAGCCCGTCCATTGAGGTTCACGACAACACGACCCTGGATAAGTACGGATTTGCCGTTACCGTTTTTAGACCCAAGGTTTATAATGATGCCAAAACATACAGGCAAACCACAATTTCATTTGGAAAACGCAAATCATAACCCATAAAATGAATAATAAAAAATGAATAAAAATAAAAAATGATTCAAATGCATGTGACATAACATTTGTATCATTTATAAGACATATCATATACAGTCAATGACCCAAAAAATGAAGGTCAACTTCTATCTGGACTATCCCAAACACAGCTACTACGAGGTCATACTAAACCCGCATAAGGACTGTCCAAGCAGCATCATGGCCTCCGTTTTTCAAAAACTTTACCCGCCGCATCTGCACTCTTATAGCACCCTTGATCCCGCGTTCGTCCACGTGCAGACGGGTGCCATAATAAATTCATACAAAACGTTTGCCGAAAACGGCATAACCATAACCAATAACAATGAAGACACGATACCCGACATTCGCATCCGTCTGAAAATCAACGTGCTGCCTCTGTCGCAGTTGCCTTAATTATTTTTGTCTTGTTTTTTTTGTGTGTGCGTAGTATAGCACACACAAACCACACAATAACTAATGGGAGGCGGTGGCGTGATTCCGGTGGCGCTGCACGACGGTGTATTACACTTCCTGTTCGGCCAGGAGAACGACGTCATTCGTGACGCGTCCAAAAACCAGGACTGGGGCGATTTCGGCGGCTCAGCCAAGCCCGGCGAGTCCGAAATGGACACCTGCGTGCGCGAGGGCGCCGAGGAGCTGAACGGGTTTTTCGGCAGCAAGCATGATTTTAGGGCGCTCCTGCGCAAGAACCAGGTCCTGAAGCTGACCTACGACACCCGCGTCACCTACTTGATGCGCGTGGACTACGACGAGCGCCTGCCGCTCTACTTTAATAACAATTATCGCTTCTTGAAGGAGAACCATACTCTGCGGGCCATTGCGGCGCACCCGGAGAACGGCTACTTTGAAAAGTCACACGTCCGCTGGTTCACGCTGGAGGACCTGAAGCGCGAGCGCGGCGCGTTCCGCGAGTACTTCCGCAACTTCCTGGACATGATTCAGTACCGCGCCCCCGAAATCCGGCGCTTAGTGGATAAGCGTAAGCGCAGCAACCGTAAGCGCAGCAACCGTAAGCGCAGCAACCGTAAGCGCAGCAACCGTAAGCGCAGCAACCGTAAGCGCAGCAACCGTAAGCGCAGCAACCATAATAACCGTCATAAAACAATGAAAAAAGGTCATGGATCCACGCGGCGCCGTCACTAACCCATTCAAACCATTTTTTTGACTTTAGAGTAAAACCCCCTCGTTGCCACGTGATGGAAGATCAGAATTACCACGATTGCAAACAGGGTTATGTAGGATGCCGGGTGCACGGGTTCGCCAATCACGTATCGGTTGATCAGCATGACCGACATGACGCTGCAGATGATGAGCATGCACTGCAGAATGATCACGTTCTCGGATTTGCCTAAATAATACATGGTTGGAAACGAAACCATGTTAGACACCAATGAAGCGGTGCATGAAAGGACGAACAGCGTCAAGAAGGGGCTGCCCTTCAATATGCGGTTCACGTAGTTGGAACATGAACTCAGTAATTCGGCAACGAGGAGCAGAATTATGATGACAATCCACATGTTTGCAAGATGTGTTGTGAATTATGGATTTATATGAATATATTATGAACACATTATTTTCATTGCGCATTATTCATTTTAAATATATGCATAATTTATTGGTCAACAATCAAAATAAATTATGGAAGAGGCTGCATTATATGCGCCCCCATCTCCAACTCTATTTCCGCACAGCAGGTTAGAGGTGGAGGAGGCTGGACTTAAACCGGTCTCACCGCTACCGCCAACTCCAACTCAACCGGATGACCCTGAATTAATTGAGAGATTGAACCGACGTATTGCTATAATTGAATGGATGGAAAAGGATTTGCATGACCATGGTGATAATGACAACGTGTATCCATTATACATTGAAACTTACAGAATGGCAATGCATGTGATCATATTGTTCAATGAAAAAAAATTGAGCCACAGTGTTTATGAACAGTGCAGAAATGAACTGATAAAACATGCAATCATTCGTCATGGGGAATTTACATTGGAAGCGCTGAATGGTAAGTTGCGACATGCACTGCTGGCGAATCACATTGCAAAAGAAAAAAGATGGAATGAAAACACCATCAACCGAATGTCGCTTTTGACGAGAGGCGGCAACAAATCCCGCAAACAATCCCGCAAACAATCCAAAACAAAAAGAACTAAACTAAACACGCGACGCTCTGTGGCCACCGCCATCAAGGACATCCCGTTGTCAAAAGCCCGCGCCGATTTCGCCGCGCTAAAAACCATCCCCTGCCCCGACATCAACCAGGCCGCCAAGGTCGGCAACGCCGCAATGGACCACTACTTTTTCAGGCACCGCCTCGCCACAAAGACCAAGCGCCACATTTCATATTACGACTGGATCCGAACCGACTGGAAGCGCAACGAGTCGGAGCACCGCTTCTACAAATTCAACCTGGCACAGGGCAAAACGCCGGACAAGGCGCGTTACGCGGTGTTCCGTCTGTATTACGGTGCCATTCACGGCTTCAAGCCCTTAATTGCCAAGTGGATGTACTGCACCTATACCCCCCGCGTCGCAGTCCTAGACTTCTCGGCGGGTTGGGGCGGCCGCTGCTTGGGCGCCATGTCCCTCGGCATCCCCTACATCGGCATAGACACCAACGTGGATCTGCGCCCCGCCTACGATCGCATGGTGCAAGAGCTGGACCCCCCCCAACCCAAATCCAATCCAAAACCCGAAGTCACAATGCACTTCCAGGATGCGGCGACCGCCGATTACTCCAAATTCAAGTACGACATGGTGTTCACGTCGCCGCCCTATTTCAAGACGGTCAAACCGATAGAGGGCTACGCGCACATGCCGCACTATAACGACCGCGCCGATTTCAACGCGCGGTTCCTGTTTCCCGTCATTCGTAAAACATACGCGAACATGGCGCGCGGCGGCACCTACGCGCTCAACATTCCGGACGACATGTATGACGAAATCAAGGCCGCCGGCATCCTGCCGTCAAGATTGTTAGCCAAGCACCGCCTGTTCATTCAGCCCCGCTTCGCAAAGGGCAATCCGAACCATCCCGACGTGCAGTACAAGGAGCACATCTACGTGTGGAAGAAGCCTTAAAATAACTAAAAAAAACTTCAATACATTTGAAATGGTGTCTTCTGTCTTCACTGGATGTCCTTGAAAAACGAGTTATCTCCGTGCAAGTCGTACTGCTTCCCGGTGCGAACATCCACGTATCCAGCCGTGTCGGCACAATTTTGCGCTGGGAACCCGTTGCTGTACCAGTAGTATCCGGTGATTTTGGTGACGATGTCGCGTAAAACCATCACATGGTCTCCATACAATCGGGCATCTTCCTCGCACGTTTTGTTGTAATGGTCTATGGTTTGAAGATGACTGGGTGTCACGCGCTGGTATTGATGCCAAGACACATTCAAGTAGGTGCGGTACATTGATAATGATGATGCGGTTGCTGTTGTTGCTGTTGTTGTTGCTGTTGTTGCTGTTGTTGCTGTTGTTGTTGTCGTTGCTGTTGTTGCTGTTGTTGTTGTCGTTATTGAAATAATAAATGAATCGGGTTCAATTTTTTTTTATTATTTCAACAGTTATAACGTATAAAAAAGGTATTTTATTATACGATACGTTATACCTGTTGAAATAAAACAATATGTCAATGTATGTATAACAATAGAAAGTATGAATGCTGTTAATTATTCTAATCCAAAATTAAAAAGAATTGTTAACGTTTATCAAGAAAAATACAAAAATGGTGCTGCCCAAGGTTTGGGAGATTTTTTAAATGGGTGTTTTTGTTTGTTCCAGATTTGCATTAAATTTAATATTATATTTGACATAGATATAAGAAATCATCCGATTTCAAAATATTTTATTCAAACCACAGAATGCAATTTAGAAGATGTCAAGTGTAAAGATATTATTTTTTTTAACGTTCCATTTGTCATTCGTATTGATAAACTTAAATGTTACAATGCATTAATAACTTATTTAAACAATGTCAATGCAAAAACATTGGGTTTATTTTGCAACTTTGACCCATTTTATCAGGTTCATGAGGTTTGTAGAAATTTTATATATAAAAAATTAAGGCCAACTGCAGAAATTGAAAACTCAATTGAAAAAATTTTAGATAGTTTTAAATTAAATCCATTGGAATATGAGATCATTCACATTAGAACAGGTGACAAATATTTATTAAATTGGAATGTAAACATGTCTAACCAAGAAATAACAACATATAAACGATTTATATTACAACATACATTTTTAACAAAAAAATACATTATAATAAGTGATAACCACCATTTAAAAAAATCATTGGGTTTGGGTAATAATTTTTATATTCATATTCACAATTGTGAAATTCGTCATACTGGTGAAAATGCCAAAGCAACAGACGAATCATTAAAAAACACAGTCATTGATTTTTTTTTAATGAGTTACTCGTCAAAAATAACTTCAATATCATTAAAAAGTAGAGGAGGTACTGGTTATAGTAGAGCGTGTAGCATGATATTTAATAAACCATATGAATCGTTGTTGATTGATTTGGGGTTTCATGATAAATTCTGATTTATTAAATAATATTGCAAATATATTGAAAAATTGAAAATGAAAAATTGTCCGATGCAATGGTTAAAATCCAGAATATCTCTCATGTCAATATGACAGTTAAACCAAATGAACGCGTTACCACAACATTCACAACGTGCGTCACCCGATACAACGACCGGACTTGGGCCGAGAGCCGTGCATGGCGCGCCGCAAATCCGGACTATGCCTGCATTTACAAGTCGCCGGTTGCTATCCGGTACGACATCCCGTATGAATCGCCGTTGTTCGTCATTGAAATGAACAACGACACCAACCAGATCATGGGCATCGGCCGCATCATCAACGAAATCCGCGCCGACCGCAGCTACCGCATCTACGGCGACCAGAACTACAACCGATACACGTATCTGGGCCGCCAGCGCCTGGACCGCGCCGATATCATGCAGTCAAGAATATGCGCCCGCATCATTGAAACGCTGGAGCGCATGCTGTTTTATGGCGCCCGCCACTGCAAGCGCGGCCAGGGCATCCACGAGCTGCCTGCCCGCATCCGCAACAATAAACCCGGCTTCAACTTCACACAGTTCTTTGCCGAACTCTTCATCAAGCACTCCCGCAAAATAATATGATTGTAATGCATAGTAAGTATTAAACATCAAAATCCAATGAAAATCAAGGTCACGCTGTCAATTATCCTATTTTTATTGGCTGCAATAATCGCATTCGCATATTTAGGCTCTCTTAAAAAGGAAGGGTTCCAATCGCACGCGTTCGCATCGTGCCGCGGCAGCGGGTTTTCCAAGGAGTTCTGCCTGCAGAACCCGCCCATGCCGGGGCAGTGCCAGTGTCGCAATGGTGCGGTGGGCACGTTTCAGCCCGGATTCAAGGGACGGTGCGTGTGTCCCCTGATTTAATTCCAACCCAAAAAACAATAATAAACAAATACAAATGTATTATAATAATAACAGTAACTGGATAATAATACATTTTTGCCATGACAACCCCCGCAAAAAGGCAGGCATTTGCAGACATTGATTTGGACATCACGCACTACGACACGGACGAGCTGCTCGCCATGTTCAACCTGACCGATCCAACCGAGGACGACATCATGAACGCAACGACCCGTTTGATCAACAAGGCGGCGAATGATCGCCTGCCAAAGGTCGCCGATTTTTTTCAGCAGGCCCAGGATGCGCTGCTGGACGAGCTGGACAAGCAGTCCCCTCCTTTAGAAGACACCGCACCAAGCGACGCAGACCAGGACCAAACAGAAGACCACGAAGACGAGGCCACCGATGACACAAACCCCGGTAAAAAGGGATCCGACCAGTTGGGCCAGTGGTGGCGCAACGAGTATTTGAAGCAGGCCGACAAGGTGCAGGCCGACAAGCCCGCCGACCGCAAGAACAAGATCCAGGTGTTGCAGGGCAACCGGCACATGCCGACCAAACGAGAGAAACTCGGCATAAACGAGACGTTCCAGGTGCCGGTAACCCAAGGCACCCTGAATCCCAATTTGAAAAACACCGTGACCCGTCTAGTGAACATTGACAGTCAGTACCGCCAGATCATCACGCCTTATAGCGAGAACCCGCTGGGACCCGCATCCCCCACCAATTACACGTTTGATCTCACCGAGAATTTGACCAACGTGTTGTCCATCAAGCTGAACTCCATCCAGATTCCGTACACGTGGTATGCCATTGACATCAGTTCGGGAACCAACGTGCTGTTTTACAGGGAAGTTACAACTACTCCTAGTCAATACACCGTATACACTGTGCCGCCTGGCAACTACACCCCATTGCAGTTGTGCAACTACATGAGAACTGATTCGCCGGACAGCGCATTCAGGAACCCCGCAATATCACCAGCACCCATATTTGACATATCATTCAACCCCATCAATGGCAAAATGTCAATCACTGCTAAAACAACAACCCAAGAAATCCTGTTTTTTGATCCCACATACCAGATTGACTACACTTTGCAATCGGGAACACCCGATCAAGAAGTAAACGACGCCATCACTGCATCCAAGGTGAATTCTAACCTGGGCTGGCTGATGGGGTATCGCGGCACCAACATTCCGGCCGTTGCCGCTGTTTCGTCAAACACGCTGATATACCAGTTTCCTCCACCCCTCATTCCACCCCCCAGTCTACCCTACTATGTAACCGCCGAGGCGCTGGCCGACACGTACGGTCCCAAGTACCTCATCCTCGTGCTGGACGATTACAACCAGAACCACCTGAACAAGGGGCTGGTCACCATCGCCACAAACGACACGAAACTCAGCATACCGTCGTATTTCACGCCGGGTGCAAACATTACTCTACCGCCGTCGTATTTCGTGTCAGGGGGCATCCCAGTCATTTGCGACCCTTCAAACAACCCGATTTACGTGCAGTCCAACCCCCGCAACCTCACGCAGGCCCAGCTGTTCACCATCAACACCATTCTGCAGGACCGCAACAACACCACGATAGACCGCTACACCGGGCCCACAACCACCGACGTCCTCGCGCTCATTCCCGTGAAAACGTACTCCCTGCTGCCCGGACAGCCCTACATTGAGTTCGGCTCCGCTCTCCAAACCAACGAGCGCGTCTACTTCGGCCCCGTCAACATTGAGCGCATGAAGGTGCAGCTCATAGACGACAAGGGCAACATCCTGAACATGCACGGCAACGACTGGAGCTTCACCATCGTGTCCACGCACCTCTACGAGTATTAGGAGGGACATGCGTGTATACATTTTTTTCTCATATATTAATATAAAATGGCTTCAACTATTAAGAGAGATCAGTGGCTAACCAAAAATGGTTTAATAAATGAATTCAACGCGTGGCTTGAAACCGATAACACTGATTCTACTTTACCTCACGGGACGTACACTTCTGCAGAGAAAAAGGATTTTAAACCATATTTTCAAATTATGCGCTTTATGAAGGACCACAAAAAACAATTCAACCGTCATGAATTTCCTACATATGCTGAAATTAACGGCGGTGGGCGTAGTAGAAAAAGAAGACACCAATCTCGTGGCAAGAAATCACGATCCCGCAGATAAAATATTTTAAATGGGAGGAGCCGCTTTAAGCCCTTCGGCCCATTTATTATATAAACGCGTCGAATTTTCCCAAAAGTGTTTCGTCGATGTCTGATTTTGGACATTTTTTTTGTGCAAATTCTCAGAATCCTGTACTCTTTTGCAACATCAACTCGAGAAAATAACAAAATAAATTATACAAATATCCAATCAGAATTGACAGCATGTATGGTCTCATGACCGCATGTCCGCCGAAAAGTCCAGAAATGGGCTCAAAAAAAAGCACCGGGTTGATGGGCCCAGATGGCATCCTGCAGGGTCCGGTCCTACTAACCGGCTACTAACGGCTGCTAACGATTTGCCAAGTGTTTTACACAATAATTTTCCGCACCATGCAAGCAGCCAATGCGCGTCACCGACGCATCACATGCTCGCTAGACAATCTCAAAAATGCTAACAGATTACTAACATTTTTGGCAAATTACTAACTTTTTACTAACATTTTGGGCAAATTGCTAAGTCGGCTACTAACATTTTGGGCAAGTGGACAAATGCATTTAAGCCCAAACGCATATAAACATAATTCACGTGTAAACTAAAATATTCGCACATATCATCAGGGTTTTCTCTCAACATCAATGCAGCCACAGACGAACATTAACCGGTGTGAATTATGCAACCTGTCTTTTTCTTATCGCAGCCATTATGAGCGTCATTTGGCTTCAACCGGGCACAAAAAATTGGAAGCGGTGGTGGATGTTATTGATGTCAAGAACCAGTGCGAGTGCGGCAAGCGCTACAAGTTTGCGTCCAGCCTGAGTTTTCACAGGAAGACGTGTCCTAAAGCGCACCAGCACCAGCCACAACCTAAACAGATGCAGCTAATAGTGCATGACCCCACACAAGCAGCCACACCAGCAGCAGCCCCCGCATCTGAGCTGTCGGAGTTCAAGGACATGGTCATGACGATGCTGCAGGACAACCGCAACGCGTGCACCGCTTATTGCGCCGTGGTGGACAACATGTCGTCCATCATCAAGGACATGATTCCCCGGCTGGGAAACGGCAACGTCATAACCAGCACCACCAGCAACAGCACCAATAACACGCAGTTCAACCTGAACATGTTTTTGAACGAGGACTGCAAGGACGCCATTAAGTTGAGCGACTTCGTGAAGACGCTGAACATCACGCTGACCGACTTGGAGTACACGAAGACGAAGGGCATCGTGGAGGGCGTGGGTTCCATCATTGCGAACAATTTGCGCGGCATGGACATCCACAAGCGCCCCATTCACTGCACGGACGCCAAGCGCGAGACCATGTACGTGAAAGCGGACGAGTGGATCAAGGACGAGGGCCACGCGCACCTGCGCCACTTCATTTACTTGACGTCCTGCTACCAAACGCGGGTCATCCAGGACTGGATGAATGCGCACCCGGGCTGGGAGGTCAAGGACGCCATGCACACGGAGTACCAGAACATTTGCAAGGAGCTCTACAAGAACATTGAACACGACGACAGCGCGCACAAGAAGATCATCAAGACGTTCATCAAGGACATGGTGCAGCTGGACAAGCAAGGGGGACATGCGTCCCCCCTTAAACCCCCTTGAAGGAGAAGGAGAAGGAGAAGGGCTGCGACGTGCCTTGGCGCATGTCTCCCATAATCAATCAAAAATCTAGTTCTGAGTCGTTGTGCACGAGCCGTCCGTGCTGCATCTGCATCCGAACGGGGAAGGTGGCAGCAAACGAGGGGTCGTGCGTCACCACAATGAGCGTAGCGTGGCGCGACATGGCGTCAATCATGCGCCGCACGTATTTGGCGTTCTCTCCGTCCAGCGCAGAAGTGGGTTCATCCATGAGCACGATGGGCGTGCGCCGAAAGTAGCACCGCAGCAAATACACGATCTGTTTCTGCCCGCCGCTCAGCTTGTCCCCGTTTTTGCCGACCACGGAGTCCAGCCCGTCGGGCAGCGCATTGAACGCGCGCATGACGTGCAGGCTCTTCAACTCATTTTTCACCCGCTCGGGATCCAGGTCCGGTGACCCGTAGCAAATGTTGTCCATGATGGACCGGTTGAACAGCTTGATGCTTTGAGGCACCAGCGAAATGTGCTTGCGCAGATATTTGCGCCGAATGCCCCGCACGTCGTGCCCGTCAATCAGCACGGCGCCCTCGTCGGGACTGCCGAACCCCATGATGAGCTTCAAAATGGTGGTTTTGCCGCTGCCACTGCCTCCCACAATCGCCACCCGATCCTTGGTGCGTATCTTAAACGATACACGGTCCAGCGCCTTCTCATCGGTTCCATCGTATGCGTAGGACACGTTTGAAAACGTGATGTTGCCGTTTATGGGGAACCCGGTTTTGCGGCCGTCGGGCATCGTTTTGTGCGCGAGGTCCTGAACGAACGTGTCGTGTTTGATGAGTTTGGCGTATTCCAGAAACGCGTATATCATGCGGTTCGTGTGCATGCGGATGTCGCGGATCAAGGAAATGGCAATGATGAGCAGGATGATCATGTTTGCTTTGGACACCGCGTTGTTGCGGAACGCTTGAAATATTAACCACACCATCGCAGCCAGCGCGGTAACAATCATGATGCCGGACAGCATCATCCCGCGCGCGCGTTTTTGAAGATTGCTGGTCATGAACGAATCAAATCGCGCATGCTGTTCGGCGATGGTGGACAGCTCTTGGGCGGAGGAGTCGCACATCATGGTGCTGAGCGTGTTGTTGAGGGAGTCGTCTATTTGGTTGATGAGCGCGCCTTCTGCCGCTTCCTGGCGCTGCGCTTCCTGCGGGATGGACTGCAGCACCGCAAAGTTGCATGCCATGTACGCCATTAAAATGGCCACCAGTTTTAACCCGAGCGGTGCATTGATTCGCATCATGTATGCGCCAATGAGCAGAATGGTGATGGTGGGGGTGACGACCCAAGTGATGAACCGGTCAATGAAGTGCGACACGTTGGTGGGAATGCTTTTGATGTTGGTGATGGTCTCACCGCCGTCCATGGTCTCGTAGTTGAACTCCTGTTTATTGGAAATTTTGGACAGCAGGTCCATGCGAATTCCCTGTTCTAGTATGGGAACGTAGTGCGCATCAACCAATTCTTGCAGCGCGTGCACCAGGTTGGCTGCCAAGTGCATGCCCATGATCCACCACAGGTAGCGCATGTTGGGTTGGCCCTGCACGGATGCAATGAACTTTTCACTTAATATGGATGACACGATCATTTCAACGGGGTGCGTGATAACGATGGTCGCAATGGTTGAAACGGCCCATGCCGGGTGTTTTACAAAAAACTCCAAAATGACGGACACAAAATAGTTCGTCATTGATATGCGGTCTATGCTAATATAAGAATAAGAATTTAAAAGATTGCCGACATGGCATTTAAAATTCAAATACTAAATACTGAATGTCGCATTCAGGCAATGAATCAAGCACCAACGAGGACACGGTTGTGGCGGCCGTTGTGCGTGCGTTTCAGGAGCGCAGCGCTGTAGGGCAATTGAAATACGGAACCACACTGGACCGCACGGACCTGGACCCGCAGCAGTGGGCGCAGCACATGCAGGAGGAACTCATGGACGCCATTCTGTATTTGGAACGGTTGAAACGAGAGATTGCGGCACGTAATTCCCCCAAAAAATAAATCGGAACAATATAGTATAAATAGAGTTGCAATCATGTTCTTATTCAGGATGCATTCGGTGGGCAGGGGGCGCCCCAGACCCAGTGCGGCGGCTGCAGTGAATCGGTGGTGGGACAACCGGGGGGCGTTGCATCAGCCAACGCCAACCCAGGAGGAAGTTAACCCAATGCAGGAGGAGCCCATCATGCAGGCCAACGAACTAGAAGAAGACGTGGTTGTAATTCAGGAGGAGGAGATGGTGCTGCTTCGCAAGGAAAAACCAGAGCCAGTGCCAGAGCCGGTCCAAGAGCAGGAGCCGCAACCCAAATGCACAGAGCCAGAAACCACGGTTTCGTCACCTCCGATTCCGATATCAAATAAAAACAAGAAAAAACAGAAGCGGAAATAAAATATTTCCTAATGGTATAGACCTATGAGCCGAACAAAAAAACGACACGCAGGATCAAAATCCAGTGCAGCGAAGGCACGTAGTGCTGATTTGATTTCAGAACGTCAGTTTATTCACATGCATGGACCAGATGCGTTCAAGAACATTAAAAACACGTGGAACGATCCTATATCAGATCACGTATTGATTATAAAGGATTACGCGGATAAACATAAAAGGCAACGCATGGAGTGGGGATCTAAGTTTGGTTTGCCGTGGACAACGGAACAAAGCGTGAAGGCTCGTGCCCCCCCTATGGAAGGATCACGCGCTTCAAAAAACACAAACATGGCCCCCGACCATGATTCAATTACCGCACAAATGGCAACCCTTAAATTGATGGGCGGAACAAGGCGCACCCATCGTCGTCGTGGCTGTCGCACCCATCATCGTCGCCGTCGCACCCATCGTCGTGGCAACTAGTTTACCGTTGAATATTGCATCCCTATAATGTTTTTGGAAAATTTGTTGCGAGGAGGAATGATGCTTGAAATGCCTTTTGTTGCAAAACGTGGTATCGTCTGCATCATTGGCATTGCTGACTTCATGATGGGTGCTGGTGCTTTTGGTGCTGGTGCTGGTGCTGGCGCTGGTGCTTTTGGCGCTGGCGCTGGTGCTGGTGCTGGCGCTGGTGCTGTCAGCATTTCATTTATGACTTGGTGCGGTATTTGCAAATTGGCCCAGAGGGTTCTCCTTTTTTTCAAAGGTTGAAATGCGGATGTGACATACAGATTTTTGCCAGAGAACACAAGGGAGCCGAGAATGGAGAAGCCGCCTGTGTGCACCAATAAATTGCGGGCTCGGGCCATGTAGCACACATGCACGTCCGGCTCATTGAAATCAAATACAGCATCCGGAACGAGGGTCCGGATTTTATCCAAGCATTGATTCAAATTAGCTTTATTTTGATCAATGACCTGCTTGTTGCCGTTGTAATGCACCCCTGACAGCACAATTATTTTAGAAAACTGTTTGGAAAGATTTACAATCGTGTGTAAAAAGTCATCGGTAACGGGGCCGTAGTCTCCGCTGCGCACGTGGACACAGAGCACCGACTTGTTCTGCACCATTTGCAGAACCGGTTGTATTTCGGGTTTCATTGCAATGCTCTCGTTTACCGCGTATAAAAGGCGAGGGCGATGCGGTATAAGCGGGTCATCGTTTACGTCACCCAATCCGTTGGAGCGGCAGTTGTAGTACAGCCCTGCAATGGATTGTGGCAGCTGTGATGCAACCACAGACAAGTCACGGCGAGATCTGAACGGCTTCCAGTTGTCCCAAAACACTGGCATGTTCAGAATGTCGCCTAAATTGTAGCCCTGCCCCCGTGTTCCGATGCTGGGGTCATAATAGACCGGAATATTCATGGCAATATACATTTTTGGGCACATTTTAAATTCAACGCATAATTCAATGCATATATGAATTGAATTTAAACACACCCCCACTTTAAAAATAACGAACGATGAATTCGGATCCGGATTTATTAAGCGCATACGGGCCAGAAGAGCGCACCCACATTGTGCGTCTCGGCATCTTCATGCACGAGAAGGGCCGCGAGTTCTGGGCGCAGCAGCAGCATGCACAAACATCCTTGACCGACGAGTTTGCCGCGACGCAACTCAAAGAGGAACTGGATCGCATGAAGGAGCGCCTGCATGCGGTGCGCGAGGAGGAGTACAAGAAGGGCGAGCGCCGGGCGGAGGAGTACCGGCGCGAGGCGGAGCAGCGGCGCCGGGAGTGCGAGTTAGAGCGTGCCCGTTGCGACAAATTAATTCAGGGCATCAACGCCGAGGTGGAGCGGGCGAGTGCGTCGCGCGTGGATGAATTAGGAAAGCAGCTACAAGCGTTGAAAGCGAAGAACGAGTGGTATTACAACATGTACGAGGACAAGTCCAAGGGCAAGCACTACGAGGAGGAGCTGTACCCCAGGCTGCTGGATTACAATGACAAGCACATGAACGCGGTGTGGACCATCACGCACGTGGGTTCCGTCCTCAGCGAGAAGACGGACTTCCATTTCCGCCACAAGGAGCTGGGCACAACCGTGCTCCTAGACACGAAGAACAACCTGCCGACGAATCCCGTGGCAAACACCGCCGATTTTGAGCGCGACGTGCTGCGCAAGGAGACCAACGCCGTGGGCGGCATCATGTTGGCGAACGGCAGCATCTGCAACAAGAAGCGCTTTGAGCTTAACCGGATCAAAGGCGGCAAGCATCTGGTGTTCGTGTCGGGCTTTGACCGCGACAACGTGGCATTCGTGTTCATGCTTCTGGACTGGCTCGTGGAGTTAGCGCAAGCCAAGGGCGACGAGGCCGTGCAGCGCGGCACCCTGCAGAAGATCCTGATCACCAATTACCGCAAGGAGCTGGCGCAGATGGATTCATTAGATCGGGCAAAAAAGGCGGCCCAGCGCGCCCTGGATGATATTGTGTCCGATTATCTCTCGTATTTCAATGAGGACATAGAGATGGCGTCCAAGTCGGAGGAGGTGGGCCAGAGTTCGGTGCGCGTAAAAGAGAAGACCTCGGCCGAGGTGGTCAGCATTGAGTCGTTGGAGCAGGACAGGCGCGTGATTGGCACCCGCAGCAAGTACTACCTGACGTACGATGCGCCGGATCCGTGCATCCAGTATTTCAAGAGCAACTACGCCCGAAAGCAGAAGATGCTGCAACTCTCTGAGAACCTGATTCTGGAGGTGGATGCATGAAATTAAATATTTTTATCATGTAATTGTACAATCACGATAATATGAGAGGAGGAACACGATCAAATGGAAGAATCTTTCCGGCTTCGGTTCATGCGTTAAGGGCTGACATCACGGCCATTTATAATGCACCCGATACCATTATCAATGTGTTGGAACGAATGACTCCTGATGAGAGAACACAAACGTATATATTGATAAATGAGAGAAATCAGAGAATTAGGGATAATGGGGAAATTGAACACAACGAATTCAACCCATTATTCCGAAAACTGTTCAACAAAATATTTCATGAACGTTACGTTACAATGAGGAGGCACAAACAGCACGCAAAAATATGGTAAACCGCATGATTCCAGGAGCTGACAGTTTGGATGGAGTTTTGGATGGAGGCAAAACGTGCCGCAATCGTCGTCGCCACCACCGTAATCGTCCTTCATTGAAACGCAAATGCAGCAAAAGACGATAATTTATTTTTTTAAATACACACATATATGTATATTTGAATTTTAGCAAGATGAAACACAAAACCAGAAAAGGTTGCAAATCAACCCTTAAGAAAACACGTCGTATTCAACGTGGCGGTGCACTAATAAATGCAATGGAGAATGGTGTTGTTGTTGGCGAGTATGATGATGTAACAGGAATGGGCAGAGCAAATTATGAAATAGGAATATATGAGGGGCACTTTCTAAATGACAATCTACATGGACAAGGAAAATTGACATTTACCAATGGAAGCATTTATGAAGGCGAATGGCGTGATAATGAAATGTTTGGACAAGGAAAACTGACATATTCCGATGGAAATTTTTACGAAGGCGAATGGCGTAATGATGAAATGAATGGCCAAGGCAAAATGACATATTCCGATGGAAGCACGTATGAAGGCCAATGGTTGAATAATAAACGGAATGGAAAAGGAAAATTGACATATTCCGATGGAGATATTTACGAAGGCGAATGGCGTGACAATCAACAAATGAATGGACAAGGCAAATTGACATTTGTTAGTGGAAATGTGTATGAAGGCGAATTTAATAATGGTGCAATGGTGAATGGTGTACTGAGATTTACTGATGGAGCCGTGTATGACGGTGAATGGGCGGATAATGAAAAGAATGGTCGCGGTACAATGACATTTGCCGATGGAAATGTGTATGACGGCAATTGGCTAAATAATTACATGAATGGTCGCGGTACAATGACATTTGCCGATGGAAATGTGTATGACGGCAATTGGCTAAATAATTACATGAATGGTCGCGGTAAAATGACATATGCCGATGGAGATGTGTATGTGGGCAATTGGCTAAATAATTATATGAATGGTCGCGGTACAATGACATTTGCCGATGGAAATGTGTATGTGGGCAATTGGCTAAATAATTATATGAATGGTCGCGGTACAATGACATTTGCCGATGGAACCGTGTATTCGGGCAATTGGCTAAATAATGACATGTATGGACAAGGTGTGTATGAAGGGGAATTGGAAGATGGTTTGGCAAATGGACATGGCAAATGTAGATTTATTAATGGAAACGTGTATCAAGGGGAGTGGAGTGCTGACTATTGTCATGGTCGCGGTAAAATGACATATGCCAATGGAGACGTTTATGTTGGCCCATGGAATTACGATAATCGGCATGGAGCAGACGGTGAAATGACATATGCAGATGGTCGCGTTTATGCAGGCGAATGGTGGAATGATAACATGCACGGAGACGGCACCATGAAAGGTGCCGATGGTTCAACAATATATGACGGTTTATGGAGGGAGAATCGGCAAAATCCACTTTTCAACCCCGAGACGGGTGCATTGGCAGACAATGCTGAATACAATGCCCGAAGACCTCCCAAGATTTTTCCCATTAGTGATAATATGTTGTACCAGTCGGATACTTACGAATACTATGATTTAGGGGAAATGGAAGATAGACATGTGTTGGAAGCATTGGAAGAAGACCCTGATGCGATTGCATTGAAAGTGAATAGAACTTACTATGTCGTGTCAATGTATAGTATTGTGCGCGTCGCAAATAACAAAAATTTCATTCAATACGAATGTCCCATTCTAGTGGACCTAGACGTCAACCAACGCGATCTGGCACGAGTGATTAAAACTGAACCATATTTATCCATAAATGGCATGGGTATTCAACTTGTAGGCGTGGTGTCTTTGTTTGACATTTGGAGTGCGATCAAATCGGGTCATAGAGCATTTGAACTCGTTGGCACGAGACGCGTATTACTAAGCACTGCATCGCATAACACAATGTTTGCATATGGGAGTTTGATGGCATCAAATCATTGCCAAAGTGGTATACCTGCCACAGTGTATGAATTGCAGAGGTTGCGAATAGCCGTAGCACCTCCTAGGATTAAACCAACTAGGCATGCGAAACTATTCAGGATAAAAAAGAATGGAACAAAGAAACTGAATCGTGTAATAAATTTTATGCGTGGGGTCCGAAAGCAGTCCCATGTCCGAACGCAGTCCCGTGAGCAGTAGTATTATTTAGAATTTCTCTCGATATTATGATTGGGATTTGCAGAAACTGCTTGGGATTGCATCATGAGGATGGCCGCGAGTTGGCACATGTTTAAGTGTTTGGGTGCGTAGGTTGAGAGATAATGCATATATTCTATAATATTGAACGAATATTATAAAAATGGAGTGAATTTCTCTCTAAGTGTGGTTTTTGCATTTATTATTTTTTAGCACGTTTTTTACTGCATTTACCTGTTTTCCCCCAAACGCAATCCGATGGAGGGCATTCCGCTTGGGTTTTGTGTGTTGGGCAGTTCACTGGTTGTGCTGGTTGTGGTTGTGCTGGGTTAGAAGGTTTAGAAGCCACTTTTCTGGTTTTGTTTGGTGAGGCAAGCCCGGCCAAGGCGGCCTTTCGCGTGGCAACCTCCCGCTTCAGCGCATCCACCCGGTCCATGGCTTGCTTTAATTCTGCCTCAACCCGCGAAAGCTCTTTCGTCGCTTCTTCCCGTTGGAGCTGTTTCCTTCCCGTGGGAGATGCAACCCGTTTTTGTCTGGAAATCCACCCAGCAAGCGGATGGTCAATCCGCTCCCTCGTTTCTTTGCCCTTTGGATCCATTGGAGAAATGAAATATGCGGGGCCTTCCTCTTCTACCGCATTTTCCCACTCAAAGTGTTGGTCCTGGAACGGACCGTGCCTGCGTTCCACCAATTTAAAGATTTCTATGCCATCTTCATACGTGACGGGCCGATTCAGTTGGGTGCTTATGTATTTTATGCAATCCTCGTGATAAACGGGACCCCATCCCGAATCACCGTCATTTCCGATTGTTATCTCGGATGTAAATAAGTCCCCTTTCCTGCCTTTGATCGGAAATTGGCCATACATGTCATCCCCCTCCACTGGTAAAATTTCATTCGTGTCTCTATCAAACGCTAAACCATTTCTTAACCATCTCAAATCAACGTTGCTTAACTTCTTGAGCTGATTTTCTTCTTTTTCCTCCTCCTCATCATCATCCTCCTCTTCCTCTTCAATGTCAGGCAACGGCTCGTAGGACAATAAACACAACGGACAATACTCCGAATGCATGCCTCCACCGTGTTGTTTTCTTACCATTTTGACCATTTTATTGGGTTTTATGTTTTGTTATATTTTAAAAAGAGATAAAAATATCATTGATGACTTTCTCTCAGAATATGGATTCAGATTTGCATAAAAGGTTGGGTGGAGCCTTTTAGGGTTTTTATGAGAGATTAAATTAAAATGAATATATATATATCAATGAGTATGTCGTCTGCTCAAAGAGGATTCATAAATTTACACGACAACACATGGTTTACATGCATGGCCGTTCATCCAATCTATCCTTTGTTAGCAGTTTGCGACAGTGAACATGCACTATTTTTGTATCACATAAATGCGCACCAACCGCCATTGATGCGTTTAATGCGTTTAATAAATATTCTATCTTATGACTGTATAGCCTTTCATTCAACCCTTCCTTTTGTGGCAGCAGGATGTCGTGAAACAGGACAAGTTAATTTTTGGAATATACAAAAGATGCTGGACCATCCGGATGAGGAACTTAATTTTAAGGAGCCCGAATTGAAGTCGTTTGCAACCGCGACTATGGTTAGCCCATCTTATATCATATTTCATCCAACCAAGCCGTATATTGCAGTTGGTGGGGTAGATCATGAATCGGCATCTTCGTTCATCAAGATATTTGAGGTCAATGCTGAATCTGTGGAAGTAAATTCTATTGAACTTCCTATGGATGAGGATGAACCATATGACAAGATTGAATCCATTACATTCAGTCCCGATGGAGTATTTTTGGCAGCCACATTTGGTGAACACATAATGGTATGGTTTTTCGAGGAGATGAAAGTACTGATGGACGTAGACATGCATATGGTTGTGAAGTCACTTGTTTTTAGTCCAATAGATAACATTTTGGTAGCTGGTTGTGAAACATCTAGCCGAAGTGGTATGATTGTTTCATTTAAAATAGAAAAAGACATACCAGCTGCAACTTCTGACGGCTGGACGATGACACGTTTTACAAAGGAGAGATCAACATCCGCTATTTCTACTCTTGCTTTCCATCCACTGACTCCTCTAATGGTGTGTGGCTTCGTCAATGGAGATGTTAAATCTTATCATATATTTGATGAAAGTGGCGCGGACGACCCCCTTACAGACCTGAAACATCATTTTAAAAATCCAATACCTTTTAATGGCCCCCATTTTCCGATGCCAAGTGTTGCATTCAATCGTCAATTTATTGTAACATGTGGTAGTAATAGAGTATATGTTTACGCGGTTGATAAAATATTTGGAGATGGGTTTGAAAAAGTGGTCGAAACCTCTTTTCCAACAAAGGACATGCCACGTCTATTCACAAAAATAATGCAATTTGAAGAACAAAAAAACATTATACTGAAATCCGTGCGCAAAGTATTTGAAGGATTTTCCATAGTTGAATCTGAATCTGGCGATTATTTGAGAGTCCGATGTGAAATAACCGATAAAAGGACTAGACACGGTTGTTTAGTACTTCAATTCATTGAACATAATTTTTATAAAGAACATCATGGAGATGGTGGAGATGTGGAATTTGAACCGAAACACGAAGGTCTTGTTGTGGTGTATATTGAGTCTTTGACCAAATGCGGGGCAAACAGTGGAAACTCATTGTTGGCACTAGTTGATGAATTAGCAAAATTAATCCCTTTTATAGAATACATTGCTTTGAAAGATGTGTCGAATTTAATGAAATGCGACAAGGCCGTTGATTTATTCAAATTAAAAAGTTTGGCAAGTGCAACCGGAGATTCATGGTATGGTTCTAAGGGATACAAAACTCGTGTGCATGCTGAGGTCATGGCATACAACATGCAACTGCGAAACCGAAATATGGCTGAATTATTGGAGGTGGTTGACCCGAGCGTTGAGACAGATATAATGGAGGCGTTTCCAGAATTAGATGTTCATGGTATGACTGTGCACGATTGTTTTAAAATGATGTCGGATAAAATTAGGTCGTTTCCAGAAAAAGGCTGCAGTGAAGAACAAAATAAAAAAATAGAGGCATTGGACGGATTAATGTCTGCAATGGAACACTCGTCGGACTTTAAACTTAAAGAACACATAGACTTATTAAAACGAGTTTCACGTGGCGGTTATAAGCGTGCAACAAAGAAGCGTGCAACAAAGAAGCGCGCAACAAAGAAGCGACGGACCAAATGTAGTAAAAACTTATCCCAACGCTTTCTGTAAATCCAAACCATCATCTGAGATCTGAGTTGCGTTGGATGCGCCCGATTCAGAATTCATATGAAAATCAGACAAAAAAATGTGATACCATTGTATACCATTTTATAAGGAAATAGAACAAAGATGAGTTTAGAAGACCGGCACAATCATGTGAATGCATTGGTTCGCCAAATTTTTAGTGGGGTTGATATTAACAATGAAGAAGATCCTCTTAGATTTATAATGAAATTTCATTCCGGTCAGAAGGAAGAGGAGGATGAGGGACCGCTTTTTAGTATTGAATTTGATGAGAATTTGTCTAAATTGACTATAGATGAGTTAAATGGCACATGGTCCGATGATTTGCGCAATGAAACAGTGCTATTGGAAAAAGTTGATGAGTTGGTCAGAGAAATACCAACATGCAAAACCATAGAACTACGATTAGATGACACCGATTTTTTTACAACGCGGTGTGGTCATAGTATTAATTTAATTGCACTTCAAATTTTTGAAACCGGCGAATCATTTTATAACCAGTTTGGATACAGAAGACTATCATATAATGGTGATAAAAAAGCCAATGATGAAATTAGGAGAATGACCGTAAGTAAGGCAATGGAAAAATTATTGGCATCCTATATTCGTGACTGGCAACGTGGACACATACCGTTCACCCAAAAATATCCAAATTTTAGTGAATATATGAAAAAAATAACAATGAAATCAGATTATGCGTTGGATTTGAAGAAATATATCAAAAACACTTTTAAGCAAATCAAATATTTTCCGAAAGAGAAATGCGCTGCTGCTGAAAACACCCGGGCAGAAATGGTGGCATACGTCATAAACGCATTTGGAGAATTGTTAACTGCTGATTCAGGTGATCCATTCATAAAAGAAATACAATTTGAACAACAAAAAATCATCATAATGGAAGCCGTGCACAAAGTATTTGAAGGATTTTTTATAGCGGAATATGGAGATGATTATAATTATTTCAGATCCGTCCGATGTAAAATAACCGATAAAAGGACTGGACAAAGTTGTTTAACACTTGAATTCGTTGAACATGATTTTTATAAAGAAAAATATGGAGAAGATGGAGACATGGAATTTCATCCGACACACGAAGGCCTTGTTGTGCTGTATATTGAGTCTTTGGACAAATGCGGGGAAAACCGTGGAAACTCATTGTTGGTACTAGTTGATGAATTAGCAAAATTAATCCCTTTTATAGAATACATTGCTTTGGAAGATGCGTCGCATTTAAAAAAATGCGACAAGACCGTTACTTTATTCCAATTAAAAATTTTGGCAAGTGCAACTGGAGATTCATGGTATGTTTCTAAGGGATACAAAACTCAGACGCATGATGAGGTCATGGCACACAACATGCGTCTGCGAAACCGAAATATGGCTGAATTATTGGAGGTGGTTGATCCGAGCGTTAAGACAGATATAATGGAGGCGTTTCCAGAATTAGATCATGGCATGACTGTGCACGATTGTTTTAAAATGATTTCGGATCAAATTAGTTCGTTTCCAGAAAAAGGCTGCAGTGAAGAACAAAATAAAAAAATAGAGGCATTGGACAGATTAATGTCTGTAATGATGGCCAAACGCTTATCTGACTTTCAGGTTAAACAACACAGATACTTATTCAAACGAGTTTTACATGGTGGTTACAAGCGCAGAACAAAGAAGCGTGGCGGAACAAAGAAGCGTATAACAAAGAAGCGCGCAACAAAGAAGCGCTGGACCAAATGTAGTAAAAACTTACCCCAACACTTTCTATAAATCCAAACCATTATCTGAGAGATCTGAGTTGCATTGGATTCAGTCACGGGTTTCTGAAATTATTTTAGTCATGTATTATAAAGTTGTAATGCAAGCTCCACAGTGTTTAATTGAAGAGTGTCCGAACCCACCGGGAGCACATGGGCTTTGCTCAGACCACTCAAGAATTTCATTTGTGCACCACCATCCGATGACTGGCCGTAGAAATGGTGCGGATGTCATGATGGCTGGGCAGTTTTTTGACAGTCTATCAACTGAGCAACCGCCAGGAGTGGAAAAACTGGTAAAAGTGCGCCCGGTGGTTCGGGTGCCATTCATTCCTGATGAATCTACTTTTAGATATCATAATTACAGAGGTCCTAAGGATGCTGAATCGTTCAGTTATAAACCAAAACCAAGGTTAACATTGCGCGAAGAATTGGTTGAAGGAATCAGAGAGGCAAATGTTTTAGACAGGCCAATCGTATTTTTGGTGGCCACAAATATACCGCACACGGGTATATACATATTATATGGTGGTCAGTTTTATTCAGTTGCATATGGTTATGACAGATCCAGAACCCCAGTGGTTGGTTCGTTGTATTCCATTGATATTCCGTTGATACAGTCTTCTGAAGCAAGAATAGTGTGGGTTGGAATACTAACCGACGCCATCATGATGCGACTGCAAAAAGAATTTGATGAAGTGACCGATGTTGTGGCTAATTTTGAAGATGCTGATGTTGCGGGTAAACCACTAATCGTTGACCGATTGATGTTTTTTCATATTCCGAAAGTATATGGAGGACTTGGAGCAGATTCCAATCCAGCCGAATGGAATTGCACCAAATGGGCAATGCATGTTTTATTTGGTGGAATGCCTAAAAATTTTCGCGAGTTGGTGAGCAGGACAAATCCCGGACTGACGCGAGAAGACCTGACACGCTGGCTAACTGCTTACGAAAGGAATGATCAAGCTGAATTTATTAGGGTATTGAACGATATTAATCATGCAAGTTTTCCTAAGTTTTCTAGGGGTTCTAGGGTGTCTAAGGGTTCTGCCGGTGGCAGCCGCACGACAAAAAGAAAAACAATAAAAATGCGAAAAACAAGAAAAATGCATTAAACACATAATATTTGCCACAATTGAGTAAATACTAAAATATATATATATATATATGTTATAAACTTATAAACTAATGTCCTCCTCATCCCTTTCACATCAACAAGATGGCCGTATTAGTGAGTTTTTGGAGTTGACAGCAGGAATCGGAAGATACGATAAGAAAACGTTTAGAAAAATGCTGAATGAAAATAATAAGCCCACTATGAAAACTCCGGCGTATGTCACATTGGTTAATAAAAGAGATGATTTGGCTCACATGTTCCCAAGAATGATTGACGCGGGTTGGATGACAGTTGCAGAAGCAAAAGAGATTCTGCCCAATTATAATGATTTTAAGATTAAGCCCTCTGGTGGAAACCGAAGACGTTCCACTCAATCAAAAAAATACAAAAAAAATACCAAACGCAGTAAAAGAACTCGTCATGCGCGAATTAAGCGTTACTCTCGCAAAACTTAAAAGACTTCGTCGTCCAAAATCAAAGAAACGCAAACAAGTATAAAATTGGAATGCGTTTCTCTCTTATTGTGAGTTCAAGTTTATGTAAAGTGTTGGGTTATTGATGCAACATGTGTACAAAACAGCAAACATGTTGACCTTTTCAGGTTTTTTGATTCAGAAGGTTGAGAGATATTCATTTATTTCATATTTAATTAATTATTATTGAATTTCTCTCGTTTTATTAGTTTAATTTTGCAAAAATTGTGGGAAGACTGTATTCGTCCACAATCATGCCCGATGGGCGGCAAGTTCTGCTTCTAATGCGGTTATTTCTGCGTCCATTGCAGCGAGATTATTGTTGCGTTTGGATTTGGCTGCTGCGATTTCTACCATTAATGCGGTTATTTCTGCGTCCTTGGCAGCGAGAGAATCGTTCAGGTTGGTTTTGGCTGCGGCTATCTCTGCTTCTAATGCGGTTATTTCAGCGTCCAATTCAGCGCGGCGTTCGATTTTGGCGGCCATTGCGGTGGCAGCGGTAAAGATATGTGCGTCCGCCACATCCCGCTTGCACGCTTCAACCTCGTACTCCGTCAGCGAGCACTCGTAACACCCTTGTGCGCGCTTGGCGGCGTCCCGCTTGTACGCTTCAACCTCATACTCTGTCAACGAGCGCTTGTAGTAGTTTGACCCGGTTGCGTCTGCCATTTTATTTGAATACTTATTGTAATTTAATTACATTATGACCATTTAAATCATGTTTTTTAATATAGATAATTTATTCAATTTCTCTCATTTGATGAGTTCAAGTTTGTGAAAAATGTGGGATGCAATGGGTTATAGACCATGCGATGATGCGCACGCAGTGCGCATGTGCCGCCGCAGGCGGCGGGGCGACCTTTTTTGGTGTTATTTTAATTTATTTCTATTAAAAATTGAAATGAAATGCAAAATACAATTGATATCATATGAAAATGCCACGAAAACAATGCAATGAACCAGGATGCACCAAACGTGCTAAAGGCATTACTGGTAAATGCACAGCACATGGAGGTGGTAAGCGATGTAATGAACCAGGTTGCACGAAAGGTGCCGAAGGCAAGACAGATAAATGCATAGCACATGGAGGTGGTAAGCGATGCACTGAATCAGGATGCACGAAGAGTGCCAAAGGCATTACTGGTAAATGTATTGAACATGGTGGCGGCAAACGTTGTGTTGAACCTGGTTGTCAAGCAAGTGCCGCTGGCAAAACCGACAAATGTGTTGCACATGGAGGTGGTAAGCGATGCACTGAATCAGGATGCACGAAGAGTGCCAAAGGCATTACTGGTAAATGTATTGAACATGGTGGTGGCAAACGATGTGCTGAACCTGGATGCATAAAGAGTGCCATAGGTCCAACTGATAACTGCAAATATCATGGTGGTGGTAAGCGATGTGCTGAACCTGGATGCACAAATTGTGCCCAAGGCAAGACCGACAAATGCAAAGCACATGGTGGTGGCAAACGATGCACTGAATCTGGATGCACGAAGAGTGCCCTAAATCCAACAGATAAATGTGCATCACATGGTGGTGGCAAACGATGCACTGAATCTGGATGCAAGAAGAGTGCCCAAGGCAAAACAGATAAATGTGCATCACATGGTGGTGGCAAACGATGCACTGAATCTGGATGCACGAAGAGTGCCCAAGGCAAAACAGATAAATGTGCATCACATGGTGGTGGTAACCGATGTCCCCATTGTATAACCTGGCCAGATTCACGTTGTGGGTCAATCGCATATGATGGATATTGTGCAACATGTTTTAAGCAATTGTTCCCCACCGATGAACGAAGTAAGGTCATTTACACCCACACAAAGGAAATCCGGGTTCGCAATGCAATCAATGAAGCATTTGAAGGATTCATTCACGACAAACCATTATACACAGGACAATGCAATTGCACTCATCGTCGTCGCATTGACCATCGCAAACTGATTGGTGCAACGCTTCTCTGCATTGAGACCGATGAGTTTGGTCATGCAGGTTATGACCCCAAGGATGAGGAACTGCGATATGATGATCTCTATATGATTCATAGCGGAAAATGGGTATTCATACGATTCAATCCAGACGGAAAAGGTGTGGACATGGTAGATAAATTGGCTCGTCTCATGCAGGAGATTCAAATACAGATTGAACGGATTGAAAATGATGAAAACAATGAACTGTTGGAAATTATTAAATTATATTATTAGATTGAGAGCATGTATGCTGTGCCCAATTTCGGGCGAATGGGGTGCACCTAGCGCCGTCTTACGGCGGTCCCTAGGGCACTAGGTATTGGGATTTTTTTAATTATTTGAGACCATAATGGTCTGGGTTTTTTGGACTGGTCCAATGGGACTGAGACCATGAGGAACGAGACCATGTATGGTCTCATGAATTGGGGCGGGTCGGAGGGTATGACACCATAACACGGTGTAATAATTTGTCCGAATTTGACCGGATTGCAAGCCATATATCATAAATATTAAGG